ATCGAATATCAATCATTAGATCAAATTTTTGATTTAGACGATGAGCAAATTATTAAAATCAAAAAAAATTTTGATACTATTGATCAAAAAGTCAAAGCCTTTAACAACAAAGTAAAGCGTGCATTTAAAGAATTTCAAGAAGAACAACTTAACGAACTTTTATTTTAAACATACAAATGAAATTTATTGAAATTTTAATTACAAACAGTCAATTAAAAGAAGCAAAACTGTTTCAGCCATCAAAAAAAGCAAGTGAAAATCCAACAATTGGTATAACCATTCAAAACCAAGCAGCTTATCATGTTATAAAAGATTGTGCAAAAATTGCTCATAAATATCTACCGTTTGTAGTTGTAGAACATTATCCAAACGTCTTCGTTGCACTTAAAGGCAAATTTCAAAAACAAGACATTATAGATTTTGTAGAGGCAGCTCAAAAAGACATAGCATATAAGCAATTATTAGAATTACTAATAGAGCGAATAAAAAAAACCCTTCCAACATCTAATAATTCTACTGGAATAGAATTTACTCCTACATCGTTTTCCCAAAATACAAGTGATCCATATGGAGATTACGGATCGTTAAGTGAACCGATACCTGTTTCTACTGAAAAAAGTCCTACAGATCTTCTTTGGGAAGCTTTTAATTAGTTGTAAAAATCTTTGTAATTTGAGAAGCAAGACTGAGAGCAGATTGTTTGCTTAAAGCTAAAGTAATATCTGGATTTTTATCATAATGTATTTCAATTTCCACACATTCCACCATCGTTTTTATTACCTTTCCGTCCTCTTGTGACATTGTTATTCCCTCACAAGGGGTTACCAATACAGTATGTCCACAATCGTAAAAAATTTGTTTCATGATTTTAATTCTATTAAAGTTTATATGTTAATCAACTTTCATTTTGTAATTTTTTTGATAATTAAGAAATATATCAAATTATATGACGAAATGTCTAATTAAAAATTTACTTCCGGATGCAGCACAGCCAAAAGGAAATAACGGTTTGGGATTTTTGTGGGAAAAGCCTTGCCCAAAGCCGGAAATTATTTTGGGGTATTACTGCAGTCTTTTAGACGAAGAAGACGAACAACCCATTCTTCTGACGGACGGCCAACCAATACTAGTCGAGTGTTTAGGACAAGATACTGGAGGACCAAAGCCAACTCCAACTCCAACAATTGAAATTAATAAATTAATTGTTACAGCGTATTACTCTTCATGTCCCACTGCAGTGGAATATTCAATTGCAGCATCGTTTAATGTTGATGTCGATGTTGATGTTTGCTTTGAAAACATAATAGGTCTTACAACATCATCTCCTATTCTTACAAGTGTATGTATGAGAATTGATAAAGATACAGCTATAAGTTATTTACAATTAAATCTGATGCATATGTTTTTAGATTTAGATAGCACAAAAACGTTTTTCCAGAACGAAATGGTGTCTCTTTCTACTCCAAGTACATTTGCGTACTCTGTGGAATTCTATTCCGTGTTTGAAGTTCCTGGTTGCTATTTAGCAGTAGAAAGTGGAACTCCTGGATTTAGCATAACTGATTCGGTTTTATGTAATGACAGAATACTTCTAGAAGATGCAACAGGAGGAATTTCTTCGTTTGATGTAAGTATTACTTGTGCTACATAGAGTGCAAAAACAACAACTTACTAATAAATAACTTATATGGCAGTTCCTACAAAAATTTCAGCTTTAGCAGAAGCACTTCCTTTAAGTCCGACTGATCAATTTCTCGTCGCAAGAGGATCTGGAGCAACTGGTATATCTTATAAAGTTAAAGCACAAAACATTTTTGCAGATATATTTAAAACTGTTGATACGCCTTCTATTAAATTAGGATTTAATGGAGCAACATCAACGCTTTCAGCAGTAGCAGGAGTAATTCCTACTAGTTCTGGAGGAACAGGACTTACAACTCCTCCGGCTAATGGTCAAGTTTTAATTGGAAATGGAACTAGTTACACTTTAACTAATCTTACTCCAGGTTTAGGAATCACTATAACAAACGGAACAGGAAGTATTTTAATAGAACACTTGACTCATACAAACGAAGTTACGGGAAATACGTCTTTGACAATTGTTGATAATGTCGTTTCTAATAATAAGCTTGCTGATGTTAGTACAAATACAATTAAGGGAAGAATTAGCAGCAATACTGGGGATCCTGAAGACTTAACTCCAGTTGAAGTTAGAACGATACTAAACGTAGAAAATGGGGCAAACAATTATATTCATCCAGCTGCTGCTTGGGTAGCTAAAACTGATCTAGCTAGTGTAGATGTAATCTCTAATTTAGTGCTAGATGTATCTGGTCATCCTATAGATTGGAAAACCAGAAGTTTAGGTACAATGTCTACTCAACCGTCAACTGGAGTCAATATTACAGGAGGAAGTATTAAAGATACTACAATAGAAGCAACAACTCCATTAAAAGTAAAATCAACACCAGGAACAACAAATTACGCTATAATCGGACAGTTTGGATCAACATCGCAAGGTTCTCTTCAATTGAGAAACAGTGTCGGAAATTATTCTGAACTAGCTTCTTCTTCTACCACTCTTCCAAATCCTGGAGCAACACCATATTCTTTTACAGGACTTGTTGGAAACACAAATACTGACTTGTATATAGATAAAGATATTGGAGCTAAAGGCTCAATTTATGCATATGGTGGATTGTATCAATATGTTGGAGGAACGTGGTCTGCAGCAACTTCCGACATTCGAGCTAAGGAAATAACATCAAGTTATACGCAAGGATTAAATGATATTATAAAATTGAATCCTATAAAATTTAGGTACAAAGAAACTCTTGAGCCGTGTCCCGGAACAAATGAAAGAGTAGGACTAATTGCTCAAGAGGTTCAACCAGTGTTTCCCAATTGTGTATACACAAAAGAACAAGTTCTTGATGGAACAAAACAAGAACTTCTTCAATTAAACGAAAAAGATTTGACATTTGTTTTTATAAACGCTTTTAAAGAATTAAACGAAAAATATCAAAACGCTTTAGAAAGAATAGAAAAACTAGAAAAATCACTCATAAGTAAATAAATCATGAATAATAAAAAATTTGAGTCTTTTTTACAAAAATATAATGAAGAAGTGGGTTCTTACCAACCGTTAAAAGAATCTGTTGATTCTATTATTTTAGTATCCCATCTAGTTGAAAGAGATGTAACAAATAACTTACTATGTACTCTTAACGAAGGAGCTGTATACTCTACTAAGCATTTAGCTACAAAACAAGATTTAGAAGAAATTGGAGTCAAGGTTGAAACTGATTATTGTTTGTTCGATAAGCCAACTTCTTTTACAGTTCCTGTGCTTGTTCCAGAAAAACATTAATTTATGAAAAAATTCGACATAATTTACGAAGAGCTATCAAGACGTGTAAACGAAAAAGCTTACATTGATAGCACGTTTTTAGATAATATTAAACTACTGATTCGAATTCTTCAAGAGAATGATTATATTTCTTCTGATAAAACAGCTGATGAGTATGCTGAAGAAGTATATAATCAGCAAGATAATGTTAAAAAGATATTACTTGATACAAAAGAAGAAAGCATTCCACCAATTAAACTTCACGCCACGCAAGAAAGCGACTCAGAAAGTTTTTCTGTCACTGTTTTTAATCTTAAAAAGCCCGAAGAGCAAAAAGAATTTAAAAACACAATGTTAGAAACTATCTTTGATGATGTTGTAAGTTACGTTAAAGAATTAATGCTAAAAGACGTACAAGCACCTCCTGTTGATCAAATGCCTCAAGAAGAAGGACCGAATGCTCAACCTGGAGGAGGGGAAAGTGCTCTTCCTGATATGAATTCTACTTCAGAGCAACCACCTGTCGCATAATAGTAGCTCTTTATGGCAACAGAACACACCGGACAGATACCATTTTTCTTAAACGATTTCTTGCAGCATCCTGCAAGCATGATTCCGAAAGGTGCTCAGTGGGTTGTTCAATTTGATGATATTAGCACAAGAATTTTTCCAGCAATTGAAAGAGCTCTTCGCAATGAACCTGAGCAATGGATGATAGAAAAAGCATTTTCTTTATTAAATGCGGATCATTATCAAAATACAAAAGGCTGTATGTTTGCTCAAGCAATTGATATTCCAGGAGAAAGCATGGTTGCTGTAGCTGAAGGTACAACTTCAAACAACCTAATTAAAGGATATGTAGGGCAAGGAAGAAATGCCTATCCTGAAATGAGAATGACGTTTTTAGATACAAATGTAAGTTTTGTAGACAATGTTATTAGACCTTGGGTAATTGCTACAGCAAGATGGGGATTAGTTGCACGAAGCGGACCTCTTAATTACAGGACAAATCTAACATGCTATCGATTTGGTGTAACGCGAGCGGGAGACCCACCTTCTATTTTAAATAAAATTGTTTTTAAGGATTTGTGTGCAATTAGTTGTTCAAATGAGGAATTTAATTACGCTCCCACGTCTTCAGCAAAAGAAAGAGAAGCTAAATTTATTTACAGTCACTATACAATTGATACGCAAAGTGAAAACTCATTCATGATTAATAATCGTGTAGATCAAAGACTTTCCAGAGGTCCAACTGAAGGCCTTCCTGAATAAAAATATATACCATAAATGAAGTATAAATTTTATATTTCTGATAATACTCCCATATATCTTAAAGAATTAACCCTTAAAGGATATAAGGAAATCATTAAAGCTTCTTATGGAGACGATGTTTCTATTTCAGCTCTTTCTGATACTATAATATCCGTACTAACTGAACATTCAGACAAAGAGAATAATTTTTTTGAGACTCTTAATTTATGCGACTTAATGGATATTTTGATTGAAATTCGATCGAATAGCATGGGAAATATTTCAACAATTCTTGTTCCAGCAGAAGAAGATAAGCAAATAAAAGTAGATTTACGTTTAGATTGGATTCAAGAAGATATTAGGGAATTAGCTAGTTTTTGTAAAAGTCAAACATTAACAATTAATAATTTAACCTTATATTACGGTTGTCCTTCAATTTCTAAGTTATTAGGAGAAGCTAATGCTGACGAGCAGTTTCTTAATTTTTTAGAAAGTGCTCAAGTAAAAGAGGGTGATAAGCAAGCTTTTTTAAGAATTGATACAATAGAAAATGGAAGAAAAATATTAAATGCTTTGAGTGCTAAAGAAGGCAATACCATAATTGAAACCTTTTATACTATAGCAAAATTTATAAATTCGCAAGATGCATTTTTAAGATATAAAATTAAAACAAAAGAAAAGTTAAGATTTGTTCCAAATGCTATATCTTTTATTTGGTTCGTAAAACTTTTGTATAACGACTCTTTAGATTCAATTTATAATAATTTGTTTATGCTTTCTAAATATGCTAATATTTCTCCAACTTATTTAGAAGAATGTACGCCAGGTGAATATATGTTTTTTGTTAGAAGACTAGAAGATGATTTCAAAATGAGAGAAAATGAAGCTGAAGAAGATGTAGATTTACATTGACGTTCAAAATTTAACAACTAAATAATTACATGAATAGTAATCAAGAATTTTTCTCTCTTTTAGATCAAATTAAAGAGCAAGAACTGCATACAATACAACTTACAAACAGACAACCTGTAAAAATTAAACCATTAACTGCTCTGCATTTAAAAGACTTGGTTGAATCCGTTGTGGATTCGCCCGTTACTCAAAGCTTGTTTTCTTCAACAATTAATAGAATTTTTAAAAATTCTATATCTTCAGAAACTCAAATAGATTACAATCAGTTAAATTATATTGATAAGGTAATTTTTGCAGTAAATACGAGAATTAATTCCCTGTCTCCTACTTTAAAAGTAACTGAAGAGCAAGAACAATTTGATATCGATTTAAATCAAATAAAGAAAAAGTTAAACGACCTTGTTAATCAAAATCCTAATTTGTTTAGAGATCAAACAGTTACTTCCGAATCTTGTGAAATTATTTACGGAGTTCCTCTTCTTTTTATAGAAGATCAAATAAACGTTGAAAATAATAAAGCTAAGCTAGACAAGCAAGCTGAAACACCAGAGCAATTAAGAAAGCTATTGGGAGAAGCATTTATTAACGAAATAGCAAAGACTGTTAAAACTATTAAAATAAAAGAAAAAACCATTGATTTATCAACAGTACCTTTTAAAGTAAGATTGCAAGCCATTGAATCTTTACCAGCTTCCTTGCTAAGTGATGTTATACGTTTTATTGAAACATACAAAAAATCATTGGATGAATCTTTAACTTCTCAAAAGCCAAACGGCCAAAATTATTTGGTGTCTATAGACGGATCTCTCTTTACGATGTATTGATATAATATCACATGCTTTAATGGTTTTGTGAATAAATAAATACATGGCTTCTATTGAAGATGTACGACAACAGACAGTAGCAGATTTTAAAGAAGAGTTAGTGTCTTCTTTAACGCAAAGACTTGGCGAACGATTTACTAAAGATGTTGCTCCAGAAATCGGTCGTATATTAAAAACTACTATAGATAAAGCAATTAAACAAGCTTCTACTCAAGAGCACGTCATTGAACATAATCTTAATATAAGAGACTCTAAAACAGTTCTTCCACAAGATCAAAAGCAATCAATTAAAATTGATTCTCCTAAATCAAACAAAGATGAACAGTCTACTAAAGGAGCTGTGTCTCCTTTAATGTTTTCCGACAGCCTTAAAAAGGCATACAAAGAGTTAGTACGAGATCAAATTTATATTGAGGAATACAAAAGATTTTTAAAGCGAGTATTGCCTCCAGCTGAGAAAACACCATTAGCTGAAGCTTCTAGAGAAATTTCAAAAACACCTCCTTTATTACAGCAGTCTCAAGAGGAGACTAGCTCTCTTTCTAAATCTTCTTTAGAACAAACTAAAATTAATGAAAGTTTTGTTTCAAACTTTCTAAAACGTATTACCGGAAGTTTAGAGCCAAAAACACAAAAATCTGAAAGAATCCTAATAGATGCAGAAAAAAAGCCATCTTCTCCTATCCAGCAAACAGCTCAGCCAAGCTGGATAGGAAGTTTGCTAGCAAAAATTTTACCACCAAAAAAAGAACCAGCACAAAACGAGAAAAAGCCACAAGTTGAAGCTCCAATCGTTTCTTCTTCAGCAACCGGACAATCTACGGATGATGGAACGAAGTCAATGTTGGAAGCTGAAGAAAAACCTACTAAAATTTTGTTTCATGGATTCACTCCAGAGGGATTTGCTGATCTATCTAATAAATTGCCAGAAATTATCAAACGTTGTTTTCCTAAAGAAGGAAAACCTGCGGATGAAAAAGAAAAATCTGGAGACAAATCTGGACCATTAGGATTTTTGGGAAGACTTCTTAGTCCTTCTTTATTAAAAGGAGCTTTAGCTGCAATGGCTGGACTTGCGGGGCTGTTTCTAATATTAGATGGAATAAGAACAAATGAATGGTATAAAGGTCTTGAAAAAATTGTAGGAAAAGGTTTGTTGCATGTGTCAGGATTTACAAAAACGTTAAATAAATTCATAAGCGGTCTTGCATCAAAATTGATAAAAATTCCCGCTAGACTTATAGGTAATTTTAGCAAGTCTATCATGGGATTGTTTGGAAAAGAAGCAGGACAAGTGGCTATAAAAACAGGACTTGGCGCATCTAAAGGCATTATTCCTAAAATGCTAGGAGGTCTTTTAAAGTTTTTTAAAAAAGTACCGCTCGTTGGGTCGTTAATTAGTATAGGATTTGCAGTAAGCCGTTTTCTTCAAGGGGATTTTGTAGGAGGATTTATTGATACATTATCAGGTTTAACAGGTTTATTATATCTAACTGGAGTTGGGGCTCCCGTTGCTTGGGGAATAAGTCTTGGACTTGACGCTTTAAACGCTTTCTTAGACTATAAAGCTGGAGGTATTGGAGAAGGTAAAAAGGGTAAAGGAGCGATGATAATGGGTTGGATAAAAGATTTAGGAGCGTGGATTGCAAAAAAAATGGTAGATCTCCCAATAATAGGTCCTTGGGCTAAAGCAATGCAGCATTTTAAAGCTGGAGAATGGCTCAAAGGGTTGAAACAAATTGCATATATAAATCCTATATTTGAATTTATTGGTGCTACATTTGGTGATAAAGAAACTACTCCAATGACACAAGCAGCAGGAACCGCTACTTCTAGTTGGTTGAGCGGAATATCAGATTGGATAAAAGAAAAAGTAAAAAATCTTCCAGGAATTGGATATTTTGCTGAAAGTATTGAATTCTTTAAAGAAGGAAAATATTTAGAAGGTTTAGCTAAATTGCCTGGAGTACAATCAATAGTTTCAGTGTTAAAATCAGCAGGAGAATTTGTAGGAGATACTGCATCTAAAGCTATTGATTGGCTTAAAGGAGTCAATGATTGGATTCAAGAAAAATTAGATAATGTACCCATTTTAGGTGGAATAAGAAAAGCTGTACGGCATTTTTATGCTGGAGAGTGGATGGAAGGTTTAAAACAATTACCTGGTATTGGTGCAATTTTTACTATGCTTGATACTCCAAGCATAGATTCTTCGGTTGATAAAGATTTACCAAAACAAAGTCCTCTCGAAAAGCTTAGGGAAGCAATAGTGGAAAAAGGCAAAGCAATGTGGAAAGGGTTAGCCGACTGGGTAAAATGGCTTGCAGCAAAAGTTTTACCAGAAGAGGTAATAACTCTTCTTAATGGGGAAAAACCAAAAGAAGAAAAACCTGAGAGCGGATCACAACCTCAAATAGAAACTACTTCTAAAACTCCTCTTCCATCTCAACAGCCCATACAACAAGCTGCTGATGCTATAGTTGATCCTAAAAAAGGTTTGATTGTTTCTTCTCCAAAAGAAGGAGCTATTGTACAATTGAGCGAAAAGGATGGAGTGGTTGCCGGTCCAATTAAGCCAGAAGACAAACCAACATCCATAGAAGCATCAGCTGCACCCCAAGCAAACAAAGAACTTATACAGGTTGCAACAAATACACGTCTAACTTATAAAGGTTTAGAAACATTAAACAATAATATTTTGTTACTAGTTAAAGCGTTAGAAAAAACTACTGTTGGAGGAAACACCACAATTGTAAATAATACTCGTTCAGAAGCCTCTCAATCTAAAGTTAGTATGTCCCAAATTGCCCAACAAGGAAACCCTGATATAAGGCAAGTAAGAAGTGAGTTTAAAAAGTTTGCATATTAAGTAATTGTATATGGCAGCAAAACCAACAACTGTGTCGCACGCATCTCCGATTAATAGTTTGTTTAATAGTAAAACTCCTCCAAAAACCGGAGCTGTTTCGTTTGAAGGTGGACTAGATAACGATAATGCTTTTGGAATGGGCAAAGAGGGAAGTTTAGCGAGCACTCTAGAACCCAAAAATTCCGTTGGGTATGTTGATATAATTCGCTGGTATCCATGGACAATGTCAAAAATAGTAGAGGATATGACTTGGGATGTACCTTCAGTAGAATTAAGAGAGTTTCAAGTAAACGAAGGCAGTCTTAAACGTCAGTTGATGTTTTATGCTCAAGGCGTTGGAGATTTTACTGGAGTAACTGGTAACAGAGGAGTATTAGGAGCTTATGATGAAATTTTTCCAAAAGACAAGCCAACAAAATGGAAATATAGATTTCCTTATTATTCTAAAGTTAATTACGAACTAACGACGTCTGAGTGGGCAACATTAGAAGGTATTGGCAAAGCAGCTAGCGAGACTTCTGCTGGAGCGCAAAGTATGTTAAAAGGAATGGGAACTGGTGCTAATGCATTAGCCGGAAAATTAGATATAGTTTCAACGGGAGTTGAAGTTGGAGCTGGAATTGCTTCTAACCTAATGAAATCTATGTATCCGTTAGTTGGTATAGCTGATAGACCAAGAATGTTCCAAAACCATGGTAGCAGATCAATCGAAATAGACTTTGTTTTGTATAATACAAAACACCCAGACGATTGGAAGAAAAATCGAAATTTTTTGTATTTGTTTATGAATCAAAATCTTTTTAACAAAAAGAATTTTATTTTAGGCATTCCTCCTGTATTTTATGAGGTGTATGTTCCAGGACAATATTTTAGTATAGCAAGTAGCGTTAGTAAAATAAATGTAGAAAACTTGGGAAATCAACGTATAATGTATGATGATGAAGGAATTGCTGCTGTTGTTCCAGATGCTTATCGCTTTACATGTAGTTTAACTGAAATGGTTATGCCGAGTAAAAACTTGCTTGAAGCAGTGCGAAACGGTGAAGCAAAAAAACGTGTAGACTCCAATGAGGCATACAAACCTCTTACACAAGGTAATTTCGACAAAGCAGTATCAATTGCAAAAAATCCGAGTGAGATGGTTAAATCTATTACTGGAGGACAACAGTAGTTCGTATGAAGCAAAGCGATATAGACGAACTTCCAAAATTAAATTCCGATAATATGGAAATCATTTTCAATATGTATCAAGATGAAAATGGATTGTATTTCTACAATTTATTTCAAAGTATTGTTTTCCCTCAAGATCTACCTTCAAATTTATTTACTGCTTATATTGTAATTTATGGAGACACGTGGCCCTTTATTTCATACAAAACACTTGGATCTCCAAATTTATGGTGGTTACTAATGTTAGCTAATAATATTATGAATCCTACTATTCTACCTGAAGTTGGATCTAAAATAAAAGTTCCTATCGAGAGTGTAGTATCCGCCATTTTGGCTAAAACTAAATAATTCGTATGTTAGATATTTTAAAATTAGGAAGCAGTAATCCTGTAGCAAATTTATCAAACGCTGCTAAAAACGCTGCGGATGCGGTTAAAAACGGTATACGCTCGATTCTACCAGATACTCCTCCCACAAATTTGTTTGATGAGAAAGGATATAAATCAATGGTTTATAATGGGTTAAACTATAAAGTTCAAGTATACCTTTCTAACAGTGGTTCTTTTTCTAATGTTAACATGTTTCATATAAATCCATCTTCTATTGTAAAGCTTGGAATAAGTGATACATTCAGTGAGTGGGCTGATGACGGAACTATGGTATTCATGTATATACCTGAAAAAGATGCTGAGTCTGCTGCTAGTGATGCAAACGGAGGAAATAAAGCAGCAACAGCAGTGACGGGTGCTGCTATAGAAACTGGAAAAAACTTAGAACATTATGAATTCAGAGGTGATGGGTTTGATCTTTTAAGAGTCATTATTTCATGCGAAAGTATTCCATCTAAAAATAATAATGACGCTGTTCCTTCAATTGCTTCAGAAAATCTTAAAATGGAATTAAAGCCTGAATGGACTCTTTCGTATATGTTTTCAATATATGAAGTAGAAGATATTGATGATATTCCAAACATGGACATGCAAGTAAGCACTTACATGAAATGCTTAAAGCTTTATTTTAAAGATGTAAGGCATCATATTTTAGAAACAACAAATCTTGAATATTCTACTGCGTCCCCATTTGATGTAGGAAAATACACTCCAGACTTTACAGAAGATAAGCTAGCAAATCAAGGAACATTATTTACTGGTGATGCAATGTCGGACATTTTAAATGCAGCTTTTTCCAAATACACTGAAACGGAATTTAAACACGTTCCTATATGCGATACTGAATCAACAGCAACCGCTTCTCCATTAGGAAAATCAAAATCAATAAAAAGCATAAATTGGGACAAAGGAAAGAGTGAACTTTTTTATACCTCTCCTGCTGATTGTTCTGCTCTCGAAGACTTAGAATATGTTTATGCACATCATGTGAGTGAAAAATATGTTGGAGATCAAGCAGATGAAATATTTGATATGTGCATACTCCATTCTAGAAAAGGAGCTGCGGTTCCGGATTATACAACAATATGCTTACTGCCATTAGGAAAATTTTTTGAACAATCTACAGAAGGGGAGAAGCCTGGAGAATTGCAGTTAGAACATTTTTTTGTTACGTCACAAACTATAAACGAAAAAGAAGAAAAAATGAAAGGAGCTAAGCTAAACAGAAAGTTTAAAGCTCCTTACACAGATGCACAGGATCAGTCTGAACGAGATTTAAAAACGTTTAAATATGGACAGATTTCATCTTTTGCTTTTGTTGATATGTCTCCAGCTACTAACTCTAATGTGTTTCGTTCGCGTCCAGTATATTCATATGATTTTAAAAAGCGAATATATGATATAGATTTTACTAAAAATTCTGTTTTAAAAGCAAGAAAAGTTATAGCAGAAGCTTGGATTAAAAACGTTTATAAACAAGATTCATCAAATCCTGAAGATTTGTTTTTACCTGTGATTCATGAAAGTAAAGTGGAACCTAATAACTTTAATATATTTCCAGTATTTTCAGTAAACGGAGACAATTCTACTGTAAGACAAACGAAAGGACTTCATTATCTGCTTCATTGCGGACTATTTCATAATGCTTGTATTGCTTTTACTGTATTCGGTCTTCCATATAGAGAAACAGGCGCTTTTATCGCTATAGATAGATCAGATGGAGCACCGGATAATGATTATAATAATAAATTATACGGACAATGGTTTGTCGTAAAAGTAGAACATTTATTTGAAGCTGGAGTATATTATAATAGAATTTATGCTGTCAAAATACATCGTGTGAAAAAAAGAGAAACTGTGTTTGAAAAAATAAAATAAAAACATTAAATAATTTTATATGAGAATATTAAAAACTAAAACAGAACAAGTAGAAGGTGGATGGATTGCTAAAATTTATGATTCGGGAATTTTAATTTTTACCACTGACGTTTTCGAAACAGAAGAAGAATGTAAAAATTCTGCTGTAACAAAATCCATAGAACTTCAATCAAATTATTAATATATGAGCAAATACACACTTCACGTAACTAATAATGAAAATGGTTGGGTGGGACATGCAGTTGAAAACGAACAAATAGTTTTCACCACAGAAACCTTACCTGATCCACAAGCTTGTTCTCAAGCATTAGTGAATTTTGTTTCTTCGCAACCTAAAGAGGAACAAACTAGTAATATAGCAACTCCTTCTGTAGAGGAAGGAAGACCAGTCGTTCAACCTGTTGTTCCAGAACAACAGCCTCCTGTAAGAAAATGTTGTGGAAGAAGTTAAATTTGTTTTGATAAATTTAATAGCACCGAAAAACAATTAATTTCTTTGTCTACAACAAAAGCATCTGCTTCAAGACCTTTTGATATAATCATCAAAAGGTCTACTTTTTTATCTTGATTTAATGAAGTTTCTTCAAAAACTGTTTCAAACAATTGTTTAAGAAGATTTCTATAATCACTTGAAAACAATCTTTCGTTTTTAATAATTTCTTTACGCAAGCTTACTAAATCTTGTTTATTTAAAATAGACTTAAAAATTGTTTTACTGAAATCTGAAGACCCATCCGACTTTAGTGCAAATGAGCCACTTACGGAAAATTTTTGTATATCATTTATAATTCTTCTAATGTCAGGAAGATTTTTGCGAATATGTTCTACTAAAAGAGCTTTTTGGTTTTCAGGAATTGTTATGCCTTCTAACTGTAATATTTGCTTTACTCTTTGAACCACCCCTTCTATAGGAGGTGTTAAATTAATAATTGTGCATCTAGATTGAATTGGAGGAATAATTTTGTGCAAATAATTGCATGTTAAAATAAACCTGCAAGTTAAACTAAATTCTTCCATAACATTTCTTAATGCTTTCATTGCTTCAAATGATATGGAATCGGCCTCATCTAATAAAACAATTTTAATTTTACCATCAATTGAGCGAGTTCTCGCAAAACCTATTACCTTTGTTCGTATGGTATCAATACCAGTTTCATCTGAAGCATTAATATACAAATAATCACATTTTAAAATGTCATTAATAATAATTTTACTAAGAGACGTCTTACCACTTCCTTGTACTCCAGCAAAAAGCAAATGCGGAATTTCTTGTTTGTTTGCAAGAGACTCAAAGAACTGTCTGTCGTCTTTAGATAAGACAATATCGTCTAACGTTTTAGGTCTATATTTTTCTACGAAAAGATTGTTAAATTCACTCATTTCTTAATTCAAGCTGAGACTCACTAAAAATATGAAGCATTCCAATACCATTTTCTGTAGTTAGCTCAGCAACTACTCTCACTTCTCCTCCAATTGTAGTAAACACGGAACGCACTTCTCCATTAAACGTATACCCCTTTGACTTACGAATTTTATCTCCTATTTGAAACTTATACATGATATTTTGCTTCATCAGCTTTTGGTTTTCCGTCTACTCCGAAGCCGTAACTTCCATTGTAGTCGTGCAATGCTTCTGCATCAAAACTAAGATATTGAGCAATTCTTGTTCCTTTTTTAATTCGAGCTGAACCGGTTCCCACATGCAAACAACCAGCCATGCAACCGTTATATTTTGTATCGTATAATCCTGATGTAATAAAAATATCCGAACGATTTAAAGTACTTCTCGTTATAACCCAACCTGCCTCCGAATCTCCAACTGAAATACCATTGCTCATAACAACCTCATAACTTCCTACATCAAGATTAAAATATCCTTCTTCATCAGGAAACACTTCTAGAGTCTCTCTTAGCTTCTTATGGTTGTCAGAAATTTCGAAAATGGTTGGAAGAATCTTAAAAACTTTATCCAATCGAAGATCAACTGCATTAGGTTGACTGTCTCCTTCTTGAACATTAGTGAGATTACTTCTAGAGTTAGGACCTAAAATATGTTTCATAGTTTAAAACTCCCTTCCAATATCTTCAGAAATTAACTGTCTTCCTGTATATCCACTTTGACTTATAGTTTGTCCTTGCTCGTAAACAGCCTGATTTCCAGCCTTAATAGCATTTTGCTGTAGCCAGACAATAAAATCAGATTCTTTCGAATCCGGAATAATAAATAAACCTACTCTTGTTTGTACTGTGATTTGCATACAGAAAGAATATTACTATATATAGCAAAATTGTCAAACGACCTTAAATAAAAATGTGAATAACGATCAAGATATTTCTACTCTTTTAGATGAATTATCAAGCTTTGAGATGCCGCTCAAGTCAAAGGGAACTGCATCAATTGAGTCACAGACATTAAAAGAAGAAGACGCAAAGCAGTTTTTTTTAGATAAAAGTAAAGCAATTATCGAAGCTGGGGTAAATGCAGTACAAGATTTAACTCATACGATTGTGCAAGGACAAGATGCACGCGAAATTGAAGCATTGTCTAAATTAATGGCAGCAACAGCTCAAACTTTAGACACTTTAAATAGAGGTTCGTTAATAGATAAAAAGGCTGATAGAGACGAACAATTAGAAATGATTAAACTTGAAGGCAAAAAACAATTGGCACAATTAAAAGGCTCTACGCAACATGTTACAAATAATAATGTTTTAGTTGCTACGAGAGAAGAAATAATGAAAAAGCTTTTCGATAAACCCTCTGAAATCATTGAAATTTGATTTTTTATAATAAATAACATTTACATATGCCACAATGCGGAATAACAAATTTTATTTACGGGTCTGAATGTATTGGAGATTCTCTTGTAAAAATTAATGATAATTTTAGCTCGTTAGAAAGTTATGTGTGTGATTTATCTTCTAGCACTATAAACGTTACAGACACTTCAATGGTAAGCTTGAGTTATAACAACATCTCTCGCAATCTTCAGAGCTATATTAATGATAGATCGCTTACCAACTATAAGCTTGCTTTTGATGAGGGAAATTATGGTTTTAGAAACAAACTAATAAATGGTTCGTTCGATTTTTGGCAAAGAGGTTCATCCTTTGTTGGAATAACAGGACCTGCTTTAATATTTACTGCTGATAGATGGGGAGTGCTTGCTGGAGGTCCTACTGGTTCAGCAACAGTTACAGTTAAACAAGAGCCATTTAATGCAATCGCTCCTTCCTCTCAATTTGCTGGTTCCAATCCTGAATTTTACAATCCAAAATATTTTCTTTCTTATAGCATAACAAATCCAGGCACGTCAAACGTTTGGCCGCGTTTATTTCAAAGAATAGAGAACGTAAAAACTCTTGCAGGTAGAAAAGTAACTGTTTCTTTTTATGCTTATGTAACAAGTCCAGTTCAAGTTAAAACGTTTTTCAAACAATTTATTACAACTTCTCCTTCTCCTACTACAACAACGTCTTCGAGTATAACTCAAACTTTACAACCAGGCTCTTGGAAAAAATATGAATATGTAATAACTCTTCCAACAAGTCCTACTTCAAATCCTACTGCTTCTTACAATTATTTAAGTAATGAAGATTATTTAGAACTCTGTATTGATATTGACAATAATGCATCATCAACGGTTTTCTTTTCAAGTATTCAAGTTGAAGCAGGCACGAGAGCTACTGCATTTGAAATCAGACCATACGAAATTGAACTCAAGCTTTGTCAGAGATTTTATGAAAAAAGTTACGAAGTAGATGTTTCTCCAGGAACAAATTCTAAGATTGGGGCGCAAATACTTGTTCATGGAACTACAACAGCTGGAGTTAAATTAATTTCTCAGTTTCAAACAACTAAGAGAATAACTCCTGGCGTTGGACATGTCAAATTTTATCATCCAACTACTGGAAATTTTAACTCATCGAGCCCTAATTTAGCTAATACGTCTACTGATGGCAACATTGTTTTGGATTCGGTTTATACGTCTTCGAGACAACTTGTTGCACAATTTGCTGGTACATCTACACCAGCTGTAAACTCAATGTCAACCTGGCATTATGCCATTGACGTAGAATATATATAACACATGAATTTGATCAATACAATCTCCCAAGACGAATGCGTAGGAAATTCATTAACAAAAATTAATGACAATTTTGTTTCTTTGAATGATTTTGCAGCAACTGTTCCTGTTATACGAGAACATCATGGAATTCACATTGAAGAAATTATTTCGGAACGAAATCAATTTATATATAAAGTCAATACACAAAATTCGATTGAATATCAAAAAGAGTTTTCTTTTACGACAACTAATGTAGTTACTGCAACGTATTCCTTTAATGACGGAACTGAAATTAATACATATAAATTTGATTATGCTTCTTTAGGTCAACCAAAACCTGTTGGCTATTTTGAGACGGTTTCTCTTGAAGATAATTCCCCTTTGGTTACTTTGTATTGGCTTTCCTCTGCAATCAATGTCAATACTACAGTATATGCAACAAACAGCGCAACTTCTCAAAACTTATATAAAAGAGGAAAAGTTTGGCCAAATGATATAGTGACCGCTTTGTATCAAGACGGGAATACGCTATACATCGGCGGTGAATTTACCGAAATAGAAGGTGTTACGAGAAAAAAATTAGCAGCTATTAGTTTATCTGGTGGAAGTGTTGCGATGCCTTATGGAACAACAGGCTCTTTACTCGGAGATCCGCTATCTGCAGGAGGAGGAACTTTAGAAGATTTTGGTACTGTAACTACAATTCAGCGAATTGATATTCTCGGCGAATCTCTTTTAATCGTTGGTGGTAGTTTTAATTCAATCACAAAAGGAAGAGGGTTAACCGTTCAAAGTTTAAATTCGGGATTGTCGAGACAATTTTATGTAAATGGACGAATAATTGATTCTTTAATTGTTGGAGATAATTTATATGTTGTTGGGGATTTTGATTATATTAACTATAGTTCTGTGCCTTTAACATCTCCAGTAGTTAAGACTAACGGAATTGCTAAAATTAATTTAACTAACTTAGTTGTTAGTCCCAATTTTTCTATAGATATAAATTTTGCTGAAAATACGTCCGCATTGTTTTTTGGTCCAGCAATTATACATTCCATTGCTTGTAAAACAAATTCTTTATATATAGGTGGAAGATTTATGATTTTAGAAGATCATAAATTAGTTGCGCAGCATTTAGCAGCAATTAACTCTCAGGGATTACGAGTTAATACCTGGTCTCCAATTCTAAATGGTCCAGTTTATGAATTATTTACTGATTATTGTTTGCCCGTAAATACGCTTTATGTTGGCGGTGATTTTACAACATTTTACAATTTAATTGATTTCAATAGTCCTCCGCGTCTTACTCCAGCTCCAGAGTTAAAGCATTCGTTTTCGTATGCCATGGCGTTTTCTTTAGCTCAACACCAAAGCCCTAAAGTTTTAGAATATTGGAAACCGAGATTCAATGCACCCGTAACAGCAATTAAATCTCATGACAGAAATCCTCAAAGCGTTCTTTACATTGCTGGTCAATTTACTAAGATTAATAATTCGGATGTAAGTTATCTTGCTGCAATTCAAAAAGCTACTAATTTGTTTTTCAATCAAGGAATTGATTTACAATGGAATGTATACCTTCAAGGAGCTCCTTTAATCGAAAGTAACTCTTTGTTACGTTTGCAATCTCCAGACAGTGTTGCGGTAGGAGGAACTTTCACTCAAATAAACGACCATCGAAGGTATTATTACGCAAGAGTTGCTGGTTATCAGGAAACTATAGGAGATCTTCTTTTATCTTCAGTAAATTTTGAATTAGGAGGTCAAATAGTTAGCAATGGAACATCTTTCGCCATGCAACTCTCAACTACTCCTACGGTAAGAGCGGTTGCAAGTGTCCGTCCCTATGGAAATTTAATTGCAACACAGTTTCCTGTTATAGTTGAAGGATTTAAAGGTCTTACGAAAAATCAAATGTGCAGGTTTTTTGTTAAAAGACCAGGCCACGTTAATTTAAGTACTCTGACTGATCTTCCTTCTTGTAAAGATACTTTTATAGAACCAATTTATCTTGCTGGATGGTCAATAGATTATAGCAAAACATTTAGTAAATAAGCCTCATGACAACTCTATCTTCTTATAATCCAATCGATCCAGATGAATGCATTGGTGATTCATTAGCTACAATAAACGATGCGTTTATTGAACTTTTTAATAGAACTTATGATTTATCAATTCTTGCAGCTTTAACAGCAATTGATTCTTCTACGATTGATTTAAATAGAAATTTAGCAACAAATACGCTTAGTGCTGACGTAATTACAAGAAGTATCAAAAACAAGCACATTGCTTTTGATGGCGGTCAATTTGCATTTCGGAATTTTTTACTAAACGGTGCGATGACAATCGATCAAAGATATTGCAGCACTCCTTTGATAATTCCAACGCATCCTACAAATATAGCCAGAGCATACTCAGCGGATAGATGGTTTTGTGAATGCAGTCCGCAAACTCCTGCTACTGCAGCAACAATTAAAGTATTTAGAGATACTGATGCTCCTCTCGGTTTTGCGAATTCTGTAACTCTTTCTGTTGATACAACTCAAATAAATGCAGGAAGCTTTCCAGAAGATTTTACAAAAGCAAGTTTATCTCAAGTTATTGAATTAAAAGACCTAGCGAGATTAAAATATGGAACTCCTTTTGCTGAAACCACAACTCTTACGTTTAATGTAAAAACGTCTGTTGTTGGCAGATATTCAGGTCAAATAAAAGTTAAAACAAATTTAATTGCTACTCCTTATCGCTCATATATTTTTAGTTATGAAACTACCACTAGTGATTGGGAGACAAAAACTATTACAATTTCTGGAGATAACAATCCAGTTAGCCTAATATCATCTTCTGCTCTACCAACAATAGGAAACACTGAAGGATTGACCGTTTCCTTTAATATAGGGACAGGAAATAATTATGGTGTAGCTGCTAGCAATATGACTGAAACGTGGATTGATGGAGATTTTATTACTGTAAAAAATTCACCAACTTTAATTCCTTTTATTAAACAAGCTCCAGGAAGCACGATAAAAATTACAGGCGTTCAATTAGAAATTGGTAATTGCAACACGCCATATGAACATAAACCAGAAGCTCTCGAGCTTCAATTATGTCAGCGTTACTACGAAAAGAGTTATCCTAAAGAACGAAAGGCTGGCGACGTCCTTCAAAACACATCAGGAGGAGCTGGCTTTATCGATAACCTGGAGGATGGAGAAGTATTTGCGAAAATTCCTGGAAATCCGACAGAATTTAATACAACACAAAAATATCAAACCGAAAAAAGAGATAATCCGATAGTAACTGTCTATAATCCGTTTGATGGCACACCCGCTCAATCTTTAATTAGAGATGGTTCAGTAGCAAATGTGCTAACATCAGTTGTTAATTCAGGAGTCGTTACGACTGCTCTACCAAAAAGAAGTAATACAAGAAAGTGTGTAATACAAGTTGATCAGTCAGTACTTGGAGCAGCGCCAGCTTCTTTAATAAGTTTGGCTCATTGGGTTGCCGATTCTGAAATTTATTAATAAATAAAACAATATGCCAATTTGTACTACAAACATGTTTACACTCTCGATTGATCCACGAGAATGTATTGGAGCTTCTCTTCCAAAAATTAATAAAAACTTTGAGAATCTCTCTAGAGCGGTTTGTGAATTATCTTCTGTTTCAATTATACCTTATGACAGCGATACAATTGACATAAGTTATGATCCAATTACTAGAATATTATCAGCAGATGTAAGAGAAAATGGCCATCTTACTGATGCAATGCTTTCAGCAATGCCTCCTTTTACCGTAAAAGGTAATCCGCAAATGTTTGCTAATACTCCAACAAACATTCCTGCAGGTGAATGTTCTGTGCTTGGCCGCTATAATGGAGTTACTGCTCCTTTAGCTTTTGATAAAGTAATAAACTGCCAAATAGCATTAAGAACAATACAAAGCGACAGATTAGAATTAAAAACTATTCAAAATGATGTAATTGGAGACGATCAAATTGATAACAGAACGCTTAGCGCAATGCCTCCTTATTCTGTTAAAGGAAACGCTACTTCGAATCCAAATGCTGATCCTCAGGACATTCAAGCAGCTCCTTATACAGCTTTAGTAAGACCCAATCCTACTGACGATTTAGTTTGGACTCCTGCTGGTACTGATTCTGCTTTAATAAGAACAGCAACAAACTCATTAAGTTTTGTTAATGCTCCAAAAGATTCCGTTTTAATGAGAGACCAAACAGATTTAAGATTTGTTACTGCTCCTGGCTATACTGCATACATTAGAGAAAACGGTACTGTGCCTCTCGGGTTTTCCGTTGCAAACCCTGATACAACATTATTTAGAAGTGATGTAACAGATAATTTAAGTTTTAAGCCTGCTGCTACAGATACTGTATTTCTAAGAGATAATACGCATCTTCAATTTGCTCCTGTTCCAGAAAACTCCGTAATTGCTAGAGATGAACAACACGTGAGAGCTATTTCTGCTGCTCCATTTAGTGCATTTATTCGTCCTGGTGTATCTAATTCTCCTGACGACAGAATGCAATGGAGAGTAGCACAACCGGATTCAGCTTTAATCAGAACAAACACATTAAACCTTTCCTTCGCTGTTGCTCCGACTAATTCGGTTTTATTAAGAGATAATGATCATTTAAGACATGTTCCTGCAAATGATGATACTGCTTTAGTAAGAACTGATATAGGAACTGGAACTCAATCTTTAAGTTTTATTCCAGCTAATCAGAGAACAGTTTTAGTCAGAAAGCATAACAACCATGTTAGATTTGATAAAATCGATTATGACATGTTTGACAAAAAGATAGGAACGGTTGCAGAGGGTACAATTGTTATGTGGTATTCTACTGTTGCTTCGAGGCCAGTTGGTTTTTATTTTGACACAACTGGACCAACTGCTGGATTAGGCATTGCTGATAAAGAATATGATGGTTGGGCTATTTGCAATGGTAATAGTTATAGTATTACTGTAGATGGTGTAACAGAGACGTTTAGAACTCCTGATTTAAGAAGTAAATTTATAGTTGCAGCAGAATTTAATGGGCCAGGTGTTGGTTGGAAAACAAATCTAGTTTCTGGTCCATTAACTACATATCCAATGGGCGCTGAAGGAGGTTGGGAAAAACATCACTTGAGCATACCTGAGCTCCCAGAACACGTTCATAATATTAGCAGCGTAGATAAGGGACATACCCACGGTTATAAGCGTGCAAAAAAAAGAAGAATGGATGCTACTTGGCATAATGAAGACGGAAAATCAGGAGATGAAAACGTTCAAACCGATTCCAGTACTACAGGAATAAAAGATACAGCTCCAACCGGACAAGACAAAGCTCATGAAAATAGACCTCCTTATTATGCTTTATATTTTATTATAAAACTTGTGTCCGGAAGACGAAATAAAGAATGGAGTTTAGGTGGAGCATTACCTCCACCTCCAACCTTAACCCCTATGCCAACTCCAACGCCAACTCCAACGCCGTTGCCTCCTCCTCCTGGTTTTACGAGGATTTGGTCTGGAACAACTATTGTATTTCCAAATCCTGTTACTAGTTCGGAAATGGGAACTTCAACGCCAACTAGCATATATGCTCCTGGCAACTTTCAAACAATTACCTCAGGTCCTACTGAAACCTTATATGCAAGTAACGCTGCAGTCTTTGCTGTTGCAACTAAACTAGATATTACAGGTCTTGGAGCAACCGGCGATGTATTTTTAGAAAATATGTCGGTTTTACAAGAAGTGGAACTTCATTCTCGTGTATCTACGTTATCATTAGTAGGTTCTTCTTCTATAAAAACATTGAATGTTGGTTCCAATAAGCTGACTACTTTTGATGTAACTCCTTGTGCTACTAATTTAGTAACCTTAGATTGTTCATTCAATATTTTAACGTCAATAGTTGGCTTAAATTCTTGTACTGTATTAGAAGATTTTGATTGTTCGGATAACACTACATTAACAACTATTGGACTTCCTGCAGCAAATACAATAAAAAGGATAGATATTTCCAATACAGGAATAACCACATTAAATGTTAGTGGTAAAACCAACTTAACCGAATTTGCTGGTTCAGGATTATCAAATGTTAATTTAGATTTAACTGGTTGTAACAAATTAGAACAATTAGATCTTGGTGGGACGACGTTTAGTGCAGCTAACGGAGGTGGACCGAATTGGAATCCTGCTACTTTTACTAACTTAAAAGTTATAAACATAAACGGAACTGGAGGAACTGGAGCGTTGCCTCCATTAAAGATTGTTGATTTGTTATCCAAATTGACAGTCACAAACGGCGCACTTAATTTCGGAACAGGGACATTACCTTCAGGATTAGCTGGAACTGCTGGTTATGTAGGAGCAAAAGCCAACGCTGTTGCTAAGAACTGGACTATAAACCCTCCTTTACCACCATAATCTTTTAATATGGCAAGAAAATATACAAATGAAATTTTAGAAACTGAATGTATTGGCAATTCTTTGCTGACGATCAATACTAATTTTTTAAATTTAGATACAAGATCTGCAGAGCTAACTGCTGGGCTAATAGCAACAAACACAAAACTTTTGTCGTCTTTTAATGAAATCGCTAAAATCGGTCCTTTAGAAACAAGAACCACAAACATAGAAATTTCTGCTAATAATGAAGCAGACACACAAGTTCCGCTTTATTGTATTATAATGTATGCGGGACAAGGAGCTACTGTAGATTTTCATCCTACAACTGGCAGAGGTGTAGGAAGGTATAGAAAATTTGCACTTTGTAACGGCAATGTGCACAGTGTTACTATGGGTGGCTCTATTGTTTCTGTAACAACACCAAACTTAATGGATAAGTTTGTAATTGGCGGAAGGCCAAATGGCGTAACATCCGGAGGTACAAGAGCTATAGGTGCTAATGGAGGATCTGAAACCCACACGCTTTCTTTAGCTGAAATGCCGAAGCATAACCACACAGCTACATTTACTGGAATTGCGTTGTCTGGACACAAACATACATATCATGGTCCAGGTGGCGCTGATCCGTCTCGAGAAGGATATGTTTCATCAGGAACGGCTACTGCTGTAAACGATCCATTTGAAACTGATGATAATAATAAACAGACTTCTTCTGATTCTGCAGGTACACCTGCAGGTACTGTTACTGTTGCTAACGAAGGTGGTACAGCAACTAGTGCTTGTATGCCTCACAATAATATGCCTCCATTCTATGCACTAGCATATATCATGAGAATTGAATGAATGAACGATAAGTAGTTTAAACGCTACTATCATGACATTTATTCACGAATTATGTGCATTCCCGGTTAATTTTGGAACAGCTGCTCGCTATTCCTGGATTCCTGTAGATATAGGAGTTCCGACTCGTCCTTTATTTGCACAAGCAAGTTATATAACTAATCTTTCTGATCTTTCTGTCTCTTTATCTGCTGGTCAAATTACCATCGAAGACATTAAAATTTCCGGGCAAACGGGATTACTTTGTGATGTAACTCCATATACATACATTGATGGAACATATAATGCTATCCGAGTTATAAATCAAAATTTAACTCCTCAATACAATACAATTTCAATAGCAGACAAAAACGAAAATAATGTTTCTGTTTTTGCTGAAACATCTTCTTTACTTGTACATCAAACCAATCCAGTAACAGCAGTTGAAATAACAAATCCAGTTTCTAATGTAGGCTCTTCAAATGCATTAGATTGGAATATCATTCCAGTAGTTGCTTTATCAGGTATATATACACCATTATCATCGTTTGAATGTAATTTAGTCACTGTATATAATTCTTCTAATTCAATCTTATATATTAAAAAAACCGGAAATGCGTTTGCTCTTCCTTTGCGAAAAAATAGTGCTATTGATATAAGTGTTATTAGTAATTCAAATGAAATTTCAACTTCAACATTAAGCGAAGAAATAACTGCTTCTGCTTTACTAACAAAGTATTAATATGAGTTCAAGAATTACTTTTGGAGTACCTCAAGATTTAGATATAACAGATAATCCCATATTTAATAGCGTTACTGTTAACAGTATTAGTGCTGGCAACTTATATCCAGAAAACTGGCAAAGCGTGTATACGACAGTAAGTTCTAATTCCGGTTCTTGGGGTTTAGGTGGCCCGCTTTTAGACATGCCATATCTTCCGTTGTCTGGAGGAACTATTACAGGCAATCTTCAAGTCTCTGGCACAACTACTCTTAGTAGTGATGTAACTATTGGAACTGAAGAAAATTACGCTACTTTATTTGTTGAACAAAATAGAGTCGGAATTAATACAGAGGATCCAGCGGAAGCATTAACTGTAATGGGAAATGCAGCCTTGCATGGAGATGTTTTGATGGGTATGGAAACCCTTCCAACGACATTATTTGTGCAGTCAGAGTTTGTTGGAATTAATACAGAAAATCCAACAGACGCATTAACTGTTGCTGGAAATATACGTTCTACTGGAACGATATATGCCCTAGAAGGAAACTCAATTCAGTGGAGTGAGGCTCATGACGCGTTAAGTAGTTTAAACATGTTAAATCAACTGTCAGCATTAAATCAATTAACTGCAGTATATGTACTAAACCCTGTTACTGCAGTTGAAGTGACTAATCCCGTTACGGCTGTTAATATACTTAACTCCGTTGCAATCAAAGATCTCAATGATAATAACGTAAGTGTAGTTCCTGCAACATCTTCATTAAATGTTAATGTTACGAATTCTATAGTTGCAACTGTTGATCCTCTAGTTGGTTTTCCAATTACTTTTGCTAATACACCAAACGTTGATGCATTCGGACGTTTAAGAATTTCTCAGCCTCTTACTATATTTGATTCTTCGCATAGGTATCATGACAACAATCTTTGGTCTTCTTTAACAGCAAATGGAGGGTCTGTTTTTTTTAATTCAAATCAAGGATTGATTGAAATGTCTGTAAATAATTTATCTGGCTCTTCAGTTATCAGAGAAACAACAAAAGTTTTTAGTTATCAACCCGGAAAATCGATGGAAGTGTTGACTACTTTTGTGATGGCTCCTTCTGCTGTAAACTTAAGACAAAGAGTTGGTTATTTTGGACAAACTAATGGAATTTATTTGCAGTTAGATGATGGTCAAATCAGCTTTGTAAAACGTAGTTTAGTTAATGGTCTTCCTGTGACTGAAACTATTGTTCCTTTATCTGCTTGGAATGGAGATAAATTAAACGGAACAGGACCATCTGGTTTGACTCTTGATATCACAAAGGCACAAATTCTTTGGATGGATATTGAGTGGCTTGGTTTGGGAACAGTGAGAATTGGCTTTGTTATTAACGGACAATTTATCGTATGTCATTCGTTTCATCATGCAAATAAAATAGATTCAACATATATTACTACAGCGTCTTTACCATTAAGACAGGAAATTACTAATAAAAATGCAACAAATGGCTCAAGAGTAATGAAGCAAGTTTGCTCTACTGTGATTTCTGAAGGAGGCTATGAACTTAGAGGTCTTCAGCAAGCAATAGGAACACCTATACAAACTCCTAAAGTATTAGCTGTAGCTGGCACATTTTATCCAATAATTTCGTTAAGATTAAAAACTTCTCCTGATAGATTGGATGCTATAGTAATTCTTACTGCGTTGTCTATAATGGGAATAGGAAACGGAATTAACTATAATTGGCAAATAAAAGCTTCAGGAGTAACATCCGGTGGAAGTTGGATAAGTGCTGATAATATAAGTGCTGTAGAATATAACATTACAGGAACAGGATTTAGTAGTGGAAGAACTGTAGCTGCTGGATTTTTAAATTCTTCTAATCAAGGGTCTCCTACAACTAATTTATTAAAAGATGCTTTGTTTAAATTTCAGCTAGAAAGAAACGGATTAACTCAAATGCCATACGAACTAACTTTAGTAGTTGCTAGCGACACTAATGCTCAAGAAATTTTTGCATCAGTAGATTGGGAAGAGGTTAGTAGGTAACTTAAAAAAGAAGTAGTGCTCAACAAGGGTTATTTCATTCAGTCAACCTTGACTGTAATGTTTAATACTTCTGGTTTAGTTACAGGAACGACTACTCGCAATAATCCGTCAATGTAACTTGAAGTAATTTTTTTCTTGTTTGCATTTTGATTTAGCAGAAAAGACAATTGTCCTTTTCTTTTGCTAATGCCTCTTTTAAGGAAAGAAGTACTTTCATCTTCTTCCGCTTGTTCCGTTAGAACATCAATATACAAATATCCTTCTCGGACTTTAATATCAATGTTATTTTTACCGACACCAGCTAAAGCAACCTCAATGATATATTCAGTGAGTTCTCCTGCTGAGTCGTTTACGGCCTTGACGTTGTACGGATAAACCGCTCCAGGCACGTCGAACGCTCGATCAATTTTATCAAACGCTCCTTCAAGCCAGCTGTCGTTGAACAGAGCAGGTAGCTGGCGAAGTACTCTCTCTGTGGACGAATAATGTCCAGGTGTTAATGTTGTTGGTGATGCTGTTATTAATGTTGTCATATGTTTTTTCTCCTTTAATAAGCGAGTTATATGTTGTTTTTGTTTGTAGTCTTGTTGAGCACTACGAATTTATTTATCTTTTATAGATAATTTTTTTCAACAAAAAAACAAAAAAAAACTCTCTCTAAGTTGGTAGCCTAGAGAGAGTTTGTAGTCTTGATTCCACATCAAGACAGGGTTCGACTCAATTAAAGACCTTTGTCTTCAACAAAAGCATATAGTTCTTCTGCTCGTTTAATGATATCAGAGGTCTTCGGAAAAAGAGAATTAATTACTTCTTCTGAAGGATTAATCATATGTCCTCTTGCATCATACGTGCGATGATTATTGAGGTTTTCGAGGAATCTCATATTTTCATCTGTGTGAGCCATTTGAAGAACGTCTAAACGAATTTCGTAAGCATTTTTTGGCATAATTGTGTGTGTCCTTTCTAAGAAACCAATTGTGTGTGTTTCAAATTTTAATTATTAATAAATTAAAGCCGGTCAACTATTCTAAGCTTCACATGATTTGCAAGTTAGAATAGTACGAGCTAATTTTTGAGCTGGATTTGAGCTGCGTTGATAATAAAATGTTTTAATTCCTTGTTCCCAACCAAAAATTAGCAGTTCGTTGACATCTTTTGGTTTAGCATCATGAGGAACCATAACATTAAGACTTTGAGCTTGATCAATGTATTTTTGTCGTTGGGCTGCTTGTATTACAATCTCTTTTTGAGAAATTTCTGCAAATGTTTTAAACACATCTTTTTCGTTTTCTGAAAGGAATTCTAAGTGTTGAACGGATCCGCCATGTTCAAGAACAGATTTCCATGTATCATCATCATCTTTATCTTTTTGTTTAAGCAGATGTTTAAGATAAGGATTCTTATATGTAAATTTTCCTTTTGCTAAATCTTTAACATAATAATTTGAATTTAAAGGCTCAATGGATTGTGAAACTTGTCCTAAAATAAAACTAGAGGAAGTCGTTGGAGCAACAGCTAACGTAGTTACGTTGCGACGATTGTATTTGCTACCTTCGTAAATAGGAGCTTTTCCGTAAGCTTTAGATAATTCTTCTGTAGCTTTATCAGCTCGTTCTCGTATGGTTTTCCAAATTTCTACATTAAGCAATTTTGCTTCAAATGATTCGAAAGCAATTGTTTTTGATTGAAGCAAGGAATGCCATCCTAACACTCCGACGCCAAGAGCTCTTTGATTAATAGCAAACTTACGAGGGGCTTCCATAAATTGCATCCCTTCAGTCTTATTGATAAATTCTGTCATTACAGCATCAAGAAAGCAAACCAAAGTTTCTATAGCGTCTGTATCTTTTAATTCGTCCCAACGCTCTAGATTTAACGAAGAAAGATCACACACAAATGATTCTTCTTCATCATTAGAAAGTGCAATCTCGCTGCAAAGATTTGAGTTGTGAATTTTTATTCCTTTATCTTTATAAATTTGAGGAGCGTTATTATTAACTGTATCTGAAAACATAATATATGGATATCCAGATTCAAAACGCTTTCTAATAACTTTAGACCAAATCTTTCGCTTTTCTTTATCTCCTTCAACCATTTCTTTCATCCACTGATCTGAAACGCAAACAGCAAAAGACATTTCTTGAATGTCGTGTCCTTCCGAACGAATCTCGAGAAATTCTTCAATGTCTTTATGATCAATAGGAAGATAAGCAGCAAATGAACCTCTACGCACATTCCCTTGTGAAACAACATTCATTAGCTTATTATAAAGTTCCATAAAATGAACAGAGCCTGTTGATTCCCCTCCACAAGAAATCGGCGTGCCCCTTCCTCTTATCGCTCCAAAATAAGCTGATGTACCACCTCCGTGTTTTGTCATAATACCGACTTCGGAAACTTTATGTAAAATTGATTCCATTGTATCGGAAATAAAAGAACCAAAGCAAGAAATTGGAAGTCCGCGCTTTCTTCCAAAATTACTCCAAATAGGAGATGACAAGGAAAAAAATCCTAATGCCATATAATCTGCAAACTTTTTAGCAAAGCCTGGAATTTTTAAATAATCCTCAGCAGTTTGAGCAATATCTTCAATTCGCTGTTCGGCAGTTTCACCCTCTAACAAATATCCACGTTCGAGAAACTTACGTGAATCTTTGTTTAGCCAATAATGGTTGTCTTTAGTCATAATTTAATAGGATTTTCTAATAAAGCATAAAGCAGTCTCTGCCTCTTTGTTGGAATGATGCGATTCTTCAAACTCCCCTTCCCATTGTTTGCCTTCTTTTTTAGAATTTGGAGTCATATATACAAAGCGGATTTCATCGCATTCATCAAAACCGCATTCATACCCTTGCACAACAACTCTCATTGAAGGATCTTTTGTACTAAGCTTGTGAATTAGCTCTTTAACCGTCATACGTTAAAACAAATCTTCTTCATCAAAAGATTGAGATTTTTTTGAGTAATCAACCGGGCGACTATGGAAAAAGTCAGTTTGGTTGTTTCCGAGTAATTCTTCATCGAACCACATTGTAGTCTTTAATAATTCTTTATCAACATCAAAAACTGGTTTAAATTTTATTTGCTTTAATGATTGATTTATTCTGTTTTTAATAAATTCTTTCAGAATCTGAGCACTTAATCCTTCTTCTTTAATTCCATTGACCATCCAATCAACAATCTTTGCTTCAGATTCAAATGCTTCTTGTGCTTCGTGATGAATTTTTTCCTCAAGTTCTTCATCGAACAATTCAGGATATTCTTTTCTAATAGTATTAATAATTTGAATTCCTATCAATGCGTGAAGATTTTCTTCATTGCGAGTATATTTTACTTGCTGATCAGTATCTTTAAGAACGTTTTTAAAACGAGCAAACCAATTTACGACGTAAAATTGAGAAAATAACGATACGTTTTCAACAAATAAAGTAAACAAAATTAAAGCATAAAGATACTGCTTTTTTGAGTCTTTATAAAATTTATGAGTATATTTTTTGAGATATTTGACTCTCCCTTGAATCCAATCTAACTTAAGATTCTCTTCAAAAACATCTTCTAATCCAAGAACTGTTAATAAACGTTCGTATGCATTATTGTGAATTACTTCAGTATTAGCCATTACATACCCAAGATCAGCAAGAGAAGGATGTGGAAGATTTTCTCCAAGTTTTGCCCAGAATGTTTTTACAGCAACTTCAATTTGACCAATTGCGGAAAGAGTACGTATAATTATTTCTCTTTCTTGTTCAGTGAGAGTTACTTTAAAGTTTTGAATATCTGATTTAAAATTAAACTCTTTATCAGTCCAAAATCCATTATGTATGGCTTCTGTGTATTGTTCAGTCCATGGATATAAGTTTGGTTTTCTTGAAATTTGTTCTTCAAAGATTTTAAGTTTTGTTTGAGTTTTCATAAATCAGTATTCTTATTTAAAGGTTCTTGCCAATACCACCAACCAATTTTTTCGTCGTATTTTACAGAAAGGTTCATGGATTTTTGATATAAAGTAAACGTTAGTTCGCTGTTTATTCTGCATGCAATATCTCCTATGTAATAAAACAGCATTACCAAACATTTGTAATAAAGCTTTTGAATTTTATTTTGGTACATAGGTTGCGCGTAGTAATATTAATGCATTTTTGTAAAAGTTCTATTACTTTTTAACTTTTACTTTGAAGTTTCCTCCGCCAGGTTGCGTATCGTCCCATTTATTAGCACCGGGAAGAGTTGTATCAACATCGGTTAAGTTTAGGTTTTTATCTATATCTTGTTGATTCATATTTACTGGTTCTGGATTGTGAATTTTATTTGGTCTGCGTAAACTTTTTGGAACGGGACCTCTATTTATTCCGTCTGTTACTACTTCTATAACTTCTATTGGTACAGTCATTGGATTGCGATACAAACCAGGAGCATACTCAATATATATGTCTAAAAATACTCCATCTGGAGCATTTTGTCCTGCTTGAAAATTTGTAGCTGATGTTGGATATATTGATTTTACTGAGCCTACTCGAAGGTTTAGGTCAAATTTGGGATCCATACATGAGCGAATTATATCATGAAAGGATTGAGCTCTATTTTTAATATAGTCGTGTTTTAGACAATTCTTTTTGAATCGAACTCTATCGCCAATAACTACGCCTCCTTGCTGAAAGCGCTCAAGCTCCTGTTCAAATAACACATCAAATTTGTTCATATTTTTATTTAATCAAATAAACCAAAACTTTCGACTTATTGTTTCTCTTCGAATAAGTAAATTTTATGGCAATTCACATAACAGAGCTCAAACAAATCTCTGAAGAATATTCAATTAAAGATTATATCTATAAAGATTTACATTTAGATCTGACTATAGATGGTAATTACAGCCATGTTTTAGAAAAAAAAATAGAAACAAATGACATAAAAGTTTCTTTAGATGAGCTTGCGATTCGTAATTCTTTAAGAAATCTGTTTAATACTAAGAGAGGACAGAGGTTTCTCTTTCCGGAATATGGATTAGATTTCTACGAATTTTTATTTGAACCATGCACGGATTACAATGGCCAGACCTTAGGAGAACGTATTTCTAGAGCTATACAAGAATATGAACCTAGAGTAAAACTAATTAAAGTAAATGTAATTGCTGATCCTGAAACACACACTTATGATATTGATGTAATCGTACAAATGCCTACTTTAAACACGAGGGCTACAATAAATACACAATTAGATCTTAAAAAACAAAGCTTTATATTTGTAGAAAGCTCTAGAAACAGATAATAACATGAACGAAATAACAACAACAGAATTTCCTCTTCCTAAAAATAGCTATGCAGCTTTTGATGCAATAGCAATGAGAAATTTAATTCTAGAAAGGTTAAACGAACAAGGGGTTTTTACTGATCAAAATTATATTGGAAGCAATTTAGCAGCTATCATTGATATAGTTTCTTATGTATTCAATACACTAATGTTCTATTTGCATAGAACAAGCAACGAAGCTACGTTTACTGAAGCTCAACTATTTGAAAACATGAATCGAATAGTAAAATTGCTGGATTACAAACCAATCGGCTACCAAACATCCACTCTTGCTTTTGAGGCTTCAGCTGTAGGATTTTCACAAGGATTTTATACCATACCTAAATATTCATATCTTTTGATTGGAGAAGCGCCGTTCTCCTTCAACGAAGACGTTTCTTTTTCTATTCAAACTGATAGTATCACCGAACCTTTGACTGATTTATCAAACAAAAAAATTCTATACCAAGGAATTTTTCGTGAATACCCCATTTATACTGCAGCCGGCGATTTAAATGAAGTACTAACTCTAAACTTAGACGGAATTCCCATCGATCATTTTAATATACACGTTTATGTGTATGAAAGTAAGCGAGAAAAATGGGTGGAGTACAAAGAAGTTCCAAATTTATATTTAGAACAATCTTATGATCGCACATATGAAAAACGATTGAATTCAGATGTCAGATATGAATTGTTGTTTGGAGATGATATAAACGGGAGAAAACTTCAAACCGGAGATATTGTTGCTGTTTATTATTTAGAAAGCTCTGGTGAAAAAGGAGTTGTTGGTCCAAATAGTTTGAAAAATTCTAAAAACGGTTCTGTAATCTTTTCTACTACTACTTTCAATAGAATTCAAAATGATATAAACGAAGAAAAATTCACGTACATGACTAATGCTGAATTTAAAAGCATTGTTTTTAACAATAATTCAGGTTCTACTTTACCAAAAGGAATTGAAAGCGTAGATAATATAAGAAAAAACGCTCCTTCACAATTTAAAAGTCAGTATCGTTTAGTGACGAAAAAAGATTACGAAACTTTTATTAAAGTAAATTTTGCAAACTTTATTTCTGATGTAAAAATATTTAATAACTGGGAATATGCTTCAAAATATTTAAAATATTTTGAAGAGATTCAAGTTTCTCCAGATGCTTTTAAACAAATAGTTTTCAATCAACTTACGTACTCAAGTTCTTGCAATTTTAACAATTTGTATGTTTGTGCTTTGCCTAAAACGTCAAAAACTTCAACATTAAAGTATCTTCTTCCGGCTCAAAAAGAAATAATTTTATCTGGTATTAACAATTCAAAAATGGTAAATACTGAAATTTCGTTTTTAGAGCCAATATACAAAGCGCTTTCTTTTGGCATACCAGACGAGCAAAGAGTAATTACTGTACAAGATATTGATTATTGTCAGCTTAGAATTATAAGAGCCACTGGAAACAGAAGAGCTTCAGCTAGTATTATTAAAGATGTTATAACTTCTTTATGGTCCTTTTTTGATCCTTCTGTATTTCAAATTGGCACCCCTTTACTATATACAAACTTAGTAAGCTCAATTCTTTCAATCAACGGCATACAATCAATTGAAACTATAAGAACCGATAGCGGGGAAATATACAAAGGGTTATCATTGTTTATGTGGAATCCAAATTATCCTCTTTATGATAAAAGAGTAGTAACTAACGATATAACAGTAAAAGAATTTGAATTTTTATATTTTCATGACCTAACTAACATATCCCAGAAAATTCAAGTAAACGAAGAACCTTATTTAACGCTGGAGTAATATGACAATTGATATTTTAGTTACACCAAGCCTAAGTGGATATGTATATGAGACCGCTTTTGTTTTTAGTAAAGCAACTCCATCCGTTTTTACGGATTATGCGTGGGATATGGGTGATGGAACGTCTCATTATGATCTTTCGGCTGTAACTCATATATATCAATATCCAGGAATTTATACTGTGTCGCTTTCAGCTTGGACAGAGTGGGGACAGATATATACGACAACTGAATATATAAATGTTGATTATCGTTATAGAGATATGATGGAGTTTGAACAAGTTCCAGCACTTAATGGTCTTCCTGGACTTGCCTCGACCGAACCTTTTGTTATTAGTCTCACCTCAGCAAAGATAACTGAAACCAAAAAAATTGTTTTGCAACCAATAAATACAAACTCTATACCTCACTATGCTGTTCCTACAAAATGGGAGTTTTTAGTTCCTAGATGGAGATTTGTTGATGCGGTTACAATGGAAGTGCTTCAAGATGATTGTATTATTATTGATACTGTTCCAGTATATAAAAACGGAAAAATAGTGGCGGTTACTGGAAGAGCATCTTTTTATTATATAGATGATTCCAGTACTGGAGTAGATACAAGTACCACTTGCCCATTAACAATACTTGCAACACTAAGCACCACGCACTTCACATATCCTCCTGAATCTGTAAGATATCCTTACTATAGTTATAGTAATAACGAGACAGTAAAAGCTGCAACGTTTTGGAGAATTGAAGATGTAATTCCAACAAAATTTCTTATTACTGAAAACTTTTTGAGTGAAATTTATGAGTTAAAATGGACAAATGTTCCTATCCCTGTTTTAATTACATGCGAATATGAACCTAGCTTAATGCCAAATTATACTCCGCTAATGGGAGTAGATAAAACAAAAGTTCTTTCTTATCCCAGAAGAAATGAGTTTGGAAAATCTGGTGCTTTAAAATTGTGGTTATCGGGTTTACCTATTAGCTCTTGTTTAGTAGAAGATGAACCGTTATATTTTCAATCTACAGACGAGCAAGGAATAATAAAAAGTGGATATATTTTTACCACATTAACTTCTCTTTGTGCAATTAGTTCAACGGTAGTGCAAGCAAGTGCAGTTGTAACAAATTTTGATCTATCAGGTTCCCACAAATTTACGTTTCCTTCCGGTTATTTAATATCTCCCTCAGCTTATATTTCACATCCTGTAAAAAATTTAATAAATAAAATTTACCTCGTTCCTGGTCCTATAGTAACAGATGCAAGTTTATGTCCTTCTGTTGATCAGCTAATCTTAGAAAAAGCTGTAATAGACGGAAAAATTGAAGCATATACTGTACCAAACAACGGGCAAGTTGGGCTAACTAACTATGACTTGGGAACAACAGGCGTTTATGGAATGGCTGTTAATCCTGTCACAAGACATTTATATGCAGGAGATGCAGATAAAGATTTGTTGTATAAATTTGATAGTTCTGGAGTTCTGTTAAGCACTATTTCTCTTTCTACGTATACAAGCGGCATATATAACACTCCTTCTTGTATTTCGATAGATAAATATGGAGACTTGTGGATTTCAATGTATACTAGTCAAACAGTTGTAAAACTGGACTCCAATTTAAATCTACTACTAACTGCTTGTCCGACAGGAGTAACAAATTTAACTGCTATGTTTGATGGAAGTTTTTACATTGAACCTCCTGCAATAGAAACAGATCAAAACAATAACGTTTGGGTTTGTTATGGCCATCCTCTTAGTAGCATGTTAATAAAGTTTGATTCTTTAGGTAATGAAGTATTAAGAGCTAATTTGCCATTAAATTCTGTTCCGGTAGCTATTGCTATTGATGCTGTAGCTGATGTTTGGGTTGCATGCAGGGAAACGAATGAGATTCGCTGTTACGATTCACTTAACGGCAACGTAAAACATATTTTTAATGGCATCTTAAAACCCAGTTATATAGCTATAGATAGAAATAACAATGTTTGGTTTACTCATGGTCATGATTTTTGTAGTAAATTAAATCCTAATACGTTGTTTATAGAAACGTGGAAATATGACCCTAGCGCAAAGCAATTAAATCAAATAACCACTGGATATTCTTCTGCGGACGTATTGCTTGCCAATAATGACAATGAAATTTGGGGAGGTTTGGCGATAGATCCTTATGATAGAGTATGGCTAATCAATTCAGTACAAAATGAAACGGTTGTTTTTTACTCTAATAATCCTACTGTTATCAGAAATGTTGATATAATTCCATTTCCCACAACAAACTTTGTTTTACATCCAATAACCAATGCAGTAATAAACGTGCCATCAACAAATGTAAGATCAGCACAAGCGGCCGGAGATTGGACAGGAAATAAGTGGTTTCAAAAGTACGCTGGAGGCGAAAACAAGATGAATGTGTACGGCAAATCTGAACCATTTCAAATTAAAAATATACACGAGCCTTTATTTTTAACAAAAAAGAACGAAGAATTTGATTGTGCTTCTCATATGCATTCGTTGGCTTTACCGGAACTTTTAAAAAATAATGCAAGTTTATTTCAAGAATTTTTGCCTAGTGTAGTTGGAAATGGAGATCCTAAAATGGAAAGCTTAGGTCGCGTTGCTTATGAGAAAATTGCAAATTTTGTTCAATCTCATGGAGATTATGAGACTTCAAATATTGCCCAGTTAAATGCAATGGCAGAAGAACTTAATGTGCCATATAAAAATTTTGGTGTTGATTTTCCAGTGCAAATTCAACGCCTTTTAAATATTTTTTCCACTCCAAAACATTTATTGAGAGGCATTCCTAACATTGAAAGTAATTTAATAAACAATTTAGGATTAATAATCCGTGAACAGGATAACATTGAAGCTGGTGGATATATTTTTGCTAAAGATAGAAGCACTAAGTTGTATCAATTAATATACGTTAATGCATTACCAAATGGACAAACAAGTTATCCTCTTTCTGCAATACAATTAGAGGGATTTAAGCAGCCCACTATGCTATTTTATGATTTTTATACATATCTTCCTAATACTTTAGAAGGATACGTCAACAATGTTATAAATTGGGATTCACCTAATACTACAATTTCTTATAATATAAGTTCTACTGATGAATGGTATGGTCCAAACGGTATAGCAGAAATTTCCTTTAATCAACTTTTAACAAAAATACTCTTTGATATAAATTAATCAAAAAGTAGTGTCAATTTAAGCATTGGTCGATAAATACTTTATAATCCGTGGAAAAAAATACGTTTTTACCTCAACTTGCTAGCAAAGATAACGCATCAACGTTTGATTATGATGCGCCTCTTTCGTTTTTAGAGTGGAAAAGACAAATGCCTCTTTTCATAGAAAGTGATATTTTATATCATTACAATCAATATGTATTAGATTGGTCTTCAAAAAGAAAAGCTAAAAAAGTTTCTACTAAATTCTTATTAAGACAAAAATACTTATATTTGCTGGAACAACTTCAGATGTTTTTTACAGTTGAAGAAAAACAAAGCTGGTACCAAAAAATTAACTTATCTGATGAAAAAGAATTGCTTTTAGCTATTCCATATTTTGCTAAAAAAT